AGTTCTTTGGTGATTTTTCTTATATTAATACACGAATTAGAATAGACCAGGATCTTAAAAAAGGGGCGTTGGTTGATACGTTAATCCATGAAATCAACCATGCAGCGTATGCTATCGGACAGTTGAAAAAAGATGATGATGAAGAGCGTGTAGTATCCGTATTCGCAAGTGTATGGACTCAAATTTATAGAGATAATCCGCATTTGTTAAAGTTTATACAAAAAGAGTTGCGATGACCTGTTTGTATCAAGTGGTAGAAAAGTTCTTTACAAAAGAGGGTGTAAAAAAAGTCTTATCGGAAGTAGAAAATTTACAACCTATGAAGGCTTCTGTTTCTTCGGGTATGCGAGAAGATTATCGTAAAGTCACAGCACGGAACTTTGGTACAGGGTATGATTGGTTGTTAGACCCTATTACAGAGACAATAGCAGAAGCCAATAAGCAATGGGGCTTTGATATTGTTGGGATAGCGGAAGATTTACAGTATTTAGTGTATAAAGAAGGCGATAAATACGATAGGCATTTAGATTTGCATATTGGGGATTTAAGTAAAGATATTCCGAATCGTAAAATTACGTTTATTATACAATTATCGGATAGTGCAAGTTACGAGGGTTGTGATTTGATGCTAGACGGTGGAATCAAGGGCGATGCAATCCCTAGAGGAATAGGCGATTTAATAATGTTCCCTTCCTGGTTAGCCCATTGGGTTGAACCCTGTATTAAGGGAGAACGTCATTCTATTGTAGGTTGGGTTGCTGGTCCTCATTGGAGGTAGCTATGGAACCAAGTGATTGCCCGTGGTGTGGACAATGGACACGTTATGAAATGGTAAGAGGCCATTACGAATGTAGGCAATGTAAAAGACCTGTTGCAGATTGTTGTGATGGTGAACAGGAAGAAATTTGGGATGACTTATCAAGTAAAGCTGGTGCGTAATATTATATTACGGTGTATTTGCAGAGTATCGACACGTATCAATAATTGGGCGTGGTACAAACTGTATGGTGAAACTGGTAGAATGATAAGAGAACTTGAGAAGCATTTGTAATGAAAGAAGCAGAAACATTATTAAAGTTACATAATGATCCTGTTCTGTTTGTAAAAACGTGTTTAAAAGCTAATCCGCAAGAATGGCAAAAAGAAGCCTTATATCTTTTGCGTGATAATACAAAAATTGCCATACGTTCAGGTCATGGAGTTGGAAAAAGTGCGTTGTTATCGTGGACCATTCTATGGTGGTTGTTAACACACTATCCCTCTAAGATTGTTTGCACAGCTAATACCGTACATCAATTATCTGATGTTTTGTGGTCAGAAATACAAAAATGGATAAAACAATTACCCGAAGGTTTCCAAGAACAGTTGGAAGTTAAAAACGATAAAATAAGTTTAACTCATGCTGCGGATAGTTTTTGCGTTGCTCGAACAAGTAGACGAGAAACACCAGAAGCATTACAAGGATTTCATAGTACCAATATGTTGTTCGTTATAGACGAAGCATCAGGTGTTCCTGATGTTGTGTTTGAAACTGGACAAGGATCTATGAGTACGCCAGGGGCTAAAACTATAATGGTTGGTAATCCTACTCGTAGTAGCGGATTTTTTGCGAAAGCGTTTGACAGCCCAACATGGAAAACAAAAACAGTAAGTTGTTTGGATTCTAACCAAGTTAGTGAAGAGTTCATTGATGAAATGCGTCAACAATATGGCGATGAATCCAACGTCTATAGGGTCAGGGTTTTAGGACTACCGCCTACGGCTGATGATGATACGGTTATACCTATTCATCTTATTGAAGCTGCGGTAGATCGTGAAGTGGAGGGGATAGAACAAGTCATGCCAGTGTGGGGGCTTGATGTTAGTAGATTTGGGTCTGACCGCACAGCGTTATGTAAACGAAAAGGCAATGTCGTTACAGAGCCTATTAAAACATGGCGTGATAAAGACCTAATGCAATTGTGTGGTATAATATTAACCGAGTATGAAAGTGTACCTTATGAAGACAGACCTAGTGAAATTCTGGTTGACAGTATTGGGCTTGGTGCAGGTGTGGTGGATCGCCTTGCGGAACTCGATTTACCAGCCCGTGGTGTTAATGTGGCTGAGTCTTCGTCTCTTAGTCAGAAGTATGTACGTTTGCGTGATGAGCTTTGGTTCTCTGGTCGTGAGTGGTTGGAGGCGAAAGATTGTAAACTTCCGAAAGACGAAGTCTTAACATCTGAGTTAGCAATTCCAAGATTTAATTATACAAGTACAGGTAAACTCAAAGTAGAAGGCAAAGATGAAATGAAAAAACGAGGCCATAAGTCGCCTGATGTTGCTGATGCTTTTCTTTTGACGTTTGCTGGTACGGCTGTAAGGGCTTCATCTGGTAGTAAATACCGTTACAACAGAGCAATTCAATACCCAAGTACAAACTGGATAGTGTAGGAGAAAACAATGAGTCTGTATGAAAATATTAATAGACGTAAGAAAAAAGGCACATCAAGAAGTAAGAAAAAAAGTACGATATCTAAAGAGGCTTATGCTAACATGAAAAAAGGTTTTCCTAAGAAGAAAAAGAAAACATGAAGTTAACCGATAGGCAAAAGTCAACATTACAAAGACATAGTGTGCATCATACAAAAAAACATATGGATATGATGAAACGATTAATGCGTAATGGAAAAACATTTAGTGTTGCTCATAAACAGGCAATGAAAAAAGTAGGTAAGTAATGGCTACTAAATCACAAACTACACGTAGTCCTTCTGGTAGAGTTACATACAGAGGCGAGTCTTTTTCTGGTTTTAATAAACCTAAAAGAACTCCAGGAGGTAATAAAAAGTTTGCTGTATTAGCTTCTAAAGGTGATGACATTAAAATGGTTCGTTTTGGCGATCCAAATATGCGTATTAAAAAATCTCAACCCGACAGACGTAAATCATTTAGGGCAAGACATAACTGCGATACTGCAAAAGACAAATTTACAGCTCGCTATTGGTCTTGTAAAAATTGGTAATGGAAAATAATGACAATAAATCAATTCGTAAATCTGCTGGAAAGCGTAGGGATTCCTGTCGTTGTAGGAGCTGTAGCTGCTTACAGCCTATGGAAGATAATAACTTGGATTCTAAAGGATCTGTTGGGAACAATAACTCGTCAACACAATGAGCGTGGTAAAGAACAAATAGAACTAAAAACAGAAATGATTGCGTTGTTAAATTCTTTAACTTCTCAGCTCGATGAAGAAATACGAGATACACGGGCATTGATAAAAGACTTACAAGGTGTCAACATACAAGTTGTAGATAGAGTAAGAGTTATGGAAAGAAACGTCTATAGGTTTCAAGATGCAGTTAGGACAAGGTTTGATTTACCTAATGTAGATTACAAATTAACACGCAAAGAAAAATATGATGAAGCACAACAAATTATTAAAGATGTTGGAAAGATTAACGGAGATTAACTCGTATGGCTAAAATGAACGACCAAGAGTTTTCTGCATTATTTAAAAACGAAGTACAAAATGCAGTTAACTATTATGATACAGAGTTTTCTCAAGATAGAGCTGATGTTCTTTCTTATTACTTAGGTGAGCCTTTTGGTAATGAGATGGAAGGTCATTCAAAAGTAGTTGCTACAGAAGTGTCAGATACTATTGAATACATTATGCCTAGCTTGATGAAAATATTTGGTAATGGTGATTTTGCTAGATGTATGCCTCGCCAACCTGAAGATATTGCTAGTGCTGAACAGGCTTCCGAGTATGTAAACTTTGTAATGAATACACAAAACCCTGGTTTTAAAATTATTCATAACTGGTTGAAAGATGCTTTATTATTTAAGTTAGGTGTAGTTAAAGTTTTTTATGAAGAACACGAAGAGGTTGATGAGCAAAGTTTTGATAATTTATCAGAAGAAGAGTTAGCTGTTTTATTAGAAGACGAAACTGTTAAAATAAAAGAACAAGAAGAAATAGAATTTGGTGTAGATGAAGACGGTAATCCAATATTTGTTTACAATGTTACAATATTAAAAACTACACCAAATGGTAAAATACGAATTATAAATATTCCTCCCGAAGAATTTTTATTTCCTAAACGTGCAGTTGATTTAGAGTCTGCTGATTTTGTTGCTCATCGTACATCTATGACGGTTTCTGATTTAGTAGAAATGGGGCATGACAAAGAGTTAATAGAACAGTACGCTGGTTTTAATGAAATGCAACAAGACACAGAAGTACAGGCAAGATTTCAACAAATAGAAAGCACAACAGAAGGGGATAGTAGCGACCCTGCATTAAGAGAAGTATTAGTTACCGAAGGATATTTAAAAGCAGATTACGATGGTGACGGTGTAGCAGAACTGAGGCGTGTACTTGCTATTGGGGAATCCACATATATATTAGAAAATGAGCCTTACGATAAAGTACCGTTTGCAATACTTTCTCCTGTACTTATGCCCCATCGTATGGTTGGTAGGTCTGTTGCCGAAATGGTTATGGATATACAAAATATCAAATCGGTACTATTACGACAGCTTTTAGACAATATGTACTTACAAAACAATTCTAGGGTTGTAGCTGTAGAAGGTCAGGTCAACATTGATGACTTAATTAGTGTAAGACCAGGTGGTGTTGTAAGAACTCGTGCTCCAGGTATGGTACAACCATTAAATGTTCCACAAATTGGTCCACAAGCGTTCTCTATGTTGGAATATATGGATCAAGTAAGAGATCAACGTACAGGGTTTTCTAAAGCAAGTTTAGGATTAGACCCTGATGCTTTGCAATCTACAACGGCTGCTGCAGTTAATGCTACAGTTCAAGGTGCTCAAGCTAAAGTTGAAATGATAGCTAGAGTAGTTGCAGAAACAGGATGTAAAGATTTAGTACGATTAATTTTATCTTGCATTGTGAAATTTATGCCTCGTTCTCAAATTATTCGATTGCGTAATGATTTTGTTGAAATAGATCCTAGACAATGGGCTACTGAGTATGACATTGATGTAAATGTTGGTTTAGGAACAGGTACACAAAACGAAAAAACTGCAATGTTAGTACAAATCGCTGGTAAACAAGAGCAAATTTTGCAACAATTAGGAATGGATAATCCTGTTGTTACATTATCGCAATACACAAACACGTTATCAGAGATAGCTGAAATGGCTGGTTTTAAAGATACATCACGTTTCTTTAATAGTGGACAAAGCATAGACCAGAAAGTTCAACAACAACAGCAACAACAAATGGCTATGGACCAACAAGCTGCACAAGCTCAAGCGAATGTTCCTGATCCTGCTGTCATAAAAGCACAAGAAGAATTAAAATTAAAACGAGAAAAAATGGAAGCAGACATTGCATTGGAAAGAGAAAAAATGCGATTGAACTTTGAATTACGTAAACAAGAACTAGAAGCAGAGTTAGCCCTAAGAGCACAAGCTAAAGCATTAGGTGGCAATGTTTCAACTAACTTACCGAGGGCATAGATATGAGTATAGGCGGATTTGATTCTATTAGCGAAGCAGAAGCAGCCGATATTGCCGATGCTCTAGCTGCAGAAATTGGTAGTTTTCCTGATGCACCAAATATAGATGTTAGCCCTTCTCCTGGATTTGTAGAAGAAATAGAAGCTGCTCTAGGAAGAGGAGTTTCACCAGAGCTAGGACCATCTCCACAAGATATACAAGATATACAGTTACAACAACAAGTGTTTGATGATTTAACTTTGCCACAAGAAGCTATACAGACAGGTTTAGGTATTCTTGCAGAAGATGCTGACCCATTTGTACCTTCAGGTTTGTTGCCTTTAGATGAATCAGGACAAAGACAACTCGCTATTCCTTTACAAATTCAGGATGTAGCTAGACAATTTCTAACACCAGCAAATGTTTTAGGTTTACTTTCTCCAGGTTTAGGGGCAGCTACTAGAATTGGTGGTCCTCTTTTAAGAGATATTTTTACCACTCCTAAATTAACTCCTACACAGGAAGTATTAAATACAAAATTAACAACTGATGCTTTAACTGGTCAACCTGTAGGACTACCAGACCTTGATGAGTTAAGAAGACAACAAATAGGATTACCTGTTGAAGAGGAAGACACAACAACAGATGAATCACCGTTCTTCCAACCAGTAACAGATGTTGCATTTTTAGATCCAAGAGAACCTAATTTACTTAATCAGACTCCTGCAAATTTACAAGCATTTTTAACTGCACGAAATTTACCAAATGTAGATTTTCAAGCATTAAACACAGCATTTGCACAACGACCTCCATTTGGATTACCTATTGCTAGTAACACCCGTACACCAAGTTTATTATCCTAAAGGACAAAATGAACGAAGGAAAAAGAAGAGAAGAGAGAGACAGAGGAGCGAGAGCACAAGCGATCTTGAAAGATCCGTTAGTGGTGGAAGCTCTGGAAACCCTGGAACAACAATACATAGATGCTTGGAAAACAAGCCCCAACCGAGACGAGGAAGGGCGAGAGCGTATCTACCTGTTGATGAAATCGCTTGAAGTTTTTAAGGGTCATTTAATTTCTGTTGTAGAAACAGGAAAACTTGCTGATAGAGAATTAAGCAAGAAATTTTAACTTAATATAGGAGTTCAGAATGGCCGAGGCTACTGACAGACTAACTACAGCTACGGCTGTAGATTCCTTACTTAGTCGAAACGCCCCTCCACAAGAGGTAAGCAAAGACGAAGGTAAGCCAGTTGAGGAAACTCAACAAACAACTGAAATTGAAGAATCGCAAGAGGAAACAATAGAAGTTGAAGCGGAATCAAATGAAACTACTGAAGACGGTGAAGAAGCCCAATCGGAAGAAGTGGAACAAGAGGAAGCTGTAGAGGAAGTTGAAGAAGAAGAAACCCTCTACCGTGTAAAAGTTGATGGTGATGAATATGATGTTCCAGAAGCGGAATTAATTAAATCATATCAACTAGAAAAAACATCGCAGAAACGCCTATCTGATGTGGCTCAACAACGCAAAGAAGTTGATGCACAAAAGCTGGCTACTTCGCAAGAGCGTCAAAAATACGCTCAAGGTTTGCAACAGTTGCAAGGGATGTTAGAATCACAACAACCTGATGCAGCAACCATAGAGAAGTTACGGCAAGAAGACCCTGTAGCAGCTCAAGATATGGAAATAGCCTACCTTAAAAGACAAGATGCACTAAGAAACGTAGCTGCAGAAAGAGAACAGTTACGGGCAGCTTGGTTAGCAGATGAACAAGTAAAACTAACGCAACGTATCCCTGAATGGCAAAACGCAGAAACAAGAGCTAAAGAGCAAAGTGCGGTAGTCACATATGCACAACGTATGGGTTTTTCTGATGCAGAACTAAGTCAAGTTGATTCACGTGCTACTGAGATCATTCGTAAAGCCTGGTTGTATGACCAACTTAAAAATGAAAAAGTGCCGAAAGCAAAAAAGATTGTTAAGAAAGCACCAAAACTTGTCAAAAAAGGCGGATCACCTAAAACAAAAGCAGACCACAATTCTGATGCACGTAAAAAGGCTTATCAGAGGCTTACCAAAAGCGGATCGAGAGATGACGCTATTAATATTTTACTTAACAAATAACATAGGAGGGCATTGTGGCCAACTATCTAACAACAAATGCGATTGGAGAGAGAGAAGATCTTTCTGACGTAATAACTAGGGTGGACCCAGACGAAACCCCCGTTTTCAGTAATGCAAGAAAAATTGTTACAAAGGGTGTGACTCACGAATGGCAAGTTCAAGAGTTAGCTGCTGCTGCGAGCAATAACTTCAATACTGAAGGTGCGGATTTTTCATTTACCAACCCTACAGCAACAACCAGACTTGGTAACGTACATCAAATTTTCGTTCAAGCTGCATCAGTCAGTAACACATTAGATGTTGTAGACAGAGCAGGAAGAGATCGAGAAGTAGCGTATGTAAAGTTAATAAAAGGTCTGGAACAAAGGCGTGATATGGAAACAACTATCACTATGAGTCAAGCTAAAAACAGTTCCGATCCTCGTAAGATGGGTTCTATTGCAGCTTACATGACTAATGTTGATAAAGTTTCTCCATCAACAACTGCAACTGGTGACGGAACAGACGTTACTGATGGAGCAGGAACCAACGCAAATCTTACACTTGCAAAAATAGATTCTGCAATGAGACTAGCGTATACAGATGGTGGACAACCAGATTTAATGATTATGCACCCTAATAACAAGGTTGCTTTTAGTAATTTAAGTTCTGGTTCTGTTGCAGATGCACAGTTGCAATACTCCGCACCAAAAGAGATTGCGATTGTAGGATCCGTCAGTATGTACTTGACTGACTTCGGAGAGTTGAATGTTGTCATTGATAGATTCATCGGTGACGAGCACGTTTGGTTGCTTGATTCTGATTATTATGCAATAGGGCATTTACCTGGTAGACTTTTCAGTTCAACTGAAGTTGCTGCTACAGGTGATGGTCAAAAATTTGCTATCGTCTCAGAAGCAACTTACGTTCCAACTGCACCAAAAGCACACGCTGCGGTTCTTGATCTTACTGGATCTTAGAGTGCAACTTAGAGAGGGGCTTCGGCCCCTTTCTTTTTTTTAGAGGTTTTTATGTCAAAAAAATTGTTAAATTCAAATCCTATTGAAAGAAAAAAAACTTATTTAACTTCTGATTCAGACGGTTTAGGTATTGTAACAGAAACAGACACAACAAGTTTGTTGCAATATAACCGACAAGAAGAAGCAATGTGGCGACCAGGTTCAATGATGGGTAATACACAAAAGCACATTCAACCTATCGCAAACATACCTACAGCAATTTATTACCAACTATTAGAAAAATTTGGTCCAGTCAAACATAACAAAAAAGCATGGATGAAATGGTTAAATGACCCAGACCATAAAGCATTTAGAACCACAGGTGGGAAACTGTAATGGCATTATCAACGTATTCTGATTTGAAAACTGCTATAGCTAATAATTTGGCTAGGACAGACCTTACAGATCAAATGGATGACTTCATAGATTTAGCAGAGGCACGATTAGGCCGTGAATTGAAAACTCGTAGCCAAGAATCTTCAACTAACGTGTCTACAGGTGATGAGTTTGTAAGTTTGCCTACAGATTTAAGAAGAGTACGTTTAGTTAGAATAACCACAGGAACGCCATCTGTCTTAACTGCTAATACACCCCAAGATTTATTTTCTAATTTTGGCACAGGTCAAGGTAGACCAACACATTTTTCTATTATTGGCGAACAACTTATTTTAAGACCTATACCTGACACAACCTATACCGTAAGAATTACAATGGGTACAGGTATGGATTCTTTATCAGATTCCACAACTACTAATACTGTTTTAACACGGTATCCCGATGCTTACCTATATGGGTGTTTAGCAGCAGCTTACCGTTATTTGTTGGATGAGGCACGAAGTCAATTTTATGATGCACTTGCAACACAAATTATAGAAAAAATTAATACATCTGAAGAAGGTGCTAAATATGGTTCAGGGGTGTTAGTGCAACAAGCATTGGTGGTAGTATGATTCCGTTTGGCCCGTGGACTCCAGACCAACCTGATTTTAATAATCCAGGTGTAACGGTTGCAAAAAATTGTATACCTGCTGCAACAGGGTACAAAGCCTTTCGTAATTTTGGTGCTTTAACCACGGCTGCCGATGGTTGGATTAGGGGAATAGGAACAGCTAAAGGAAGTGATGATTCTATAAACTTTTTTGCAGGTGATGGTACTAAACTTTACAAATTTGATGCAAGTGATTCAGGTTTAGATAATGTTTCTAAATCAGGAAACTACACTTTAGGCTCAGAGGATGTTTGGAACTTTGTACAGTTTGGTGATAGGGTAATAGCATCACATGGACACGATGATATATTACAAAGTTATGTTATAGGAACATCAACTTTATTTGCAGATTTATCAGGAACACCTGCTGCAGAATATCTAGCAGTTGTAAAAGATCAAGTGGTTGCAGCCAATGTAAAATATTCAAGTACCGTACACCCAAGACGGTTATATTGGTCGGCTCTTGATGATCCTACTGGTTGGACAATAGGTACTAGCCAAAGTGATATTCAAGATATATCAGATTTAGGAAATATTACAGGTATTGTTGGTGGAGAAATAGGTACTGTATTTTTAGAACGTGGCATAGTTAGAATGTCTTATGTTGGTTCTCCATTAATTTTTCAGTTTGATAAAGTGGAAACATCAAGAGGGTGTCCTTATTCTGGTTCTATTGCTAACGTAGGTCCAGTATCATATTATCTTTCACAAGATGGGTTTTATGTTTTTGATGGTAATAGATCAACACCAATAGGCAATGAAAGAGTAAATAAATTTTTCTTTAATAATTTTGCTCGTAACGCATCATACAGAATTTCTGCACAAGCAGACCCATCAAACCAAGTTATTGTATGGAGTTATCCAACAGGTCAATCACAAGACGGAACACCTGATAGATTATTATTTTATAATTATGTTTTAGATAAATGGTCTTTTGCTGATCTTGAAACAGAACGGTTGGGAACAATTATATCACCAGGTTACACATTAGAACAATTAGCTAACATATCTAGTTCTATTGAGGACCTACCAGGATCATTAGATGATTCATTGTTTGTAGGTGGAGAATACTTGTTAGCTGCAGGGCAATCAAAAAAAATTGGATTGTTTAACGGATCTCGTTTAAGTGCGTCAATAGAAACACAAGAGTTTGAAGTCTCGCCTGGTAAAAGTTCTCTAGTAACACAAGTACAACCATATGTAGATTTTTTTAATGTAGGAACAACACCTACAGTAACGGCTGCTATACAATCAAGAAATAGAAATATAGATTCTGCGGAATATTCTGCAGCGTCTTCTTTAACAAGTGATAATTTTATACCTGTTAGATCAAACGGTAGATTTCATAAATTAAAATTTACTATTTCAGACTTTGATATAGCACAAGGTTTTGATATTACAATTCAAGAACGTGGATTAAGATGACCGATTTTAACTTTAGAAGACTGTCTAAAGATGCAAGCAACAGAGACATTTCTGAAGTTGTCAATAATATTTTAGATGGTAATACAAATAATAAAGGATCTGTTACCTTGACAGCGAGTGCAACAAGTACGGCTGTAACGGATTTACGGGCTGGACCAGAAAGTGTAGTAGTGTTAATGCCAACAACTGCTAATGCAAGTGCAGAAGTAGGGGCTGGTACAATCTATGTAAGTGCAAGAGCAAAACAAACATTTACATTAACACACGCAAACAATGGACAAACGGATAGAACATATAAATATGCAATTATTGGATGAGTTTAAAAAAAGAAGACATCTTATACAAGATGCTTTGGAATACGCAGACAATTCACATACGCCAGAAGATGTATGGAGTGCTATTGAAAAAAAACGAGCACAACTATGGCCATTGCCTAATAGTGTTATCGTAACAGAGATAGTATCTTATCCTGCTGGTCGTAGTATTCGGTTTTGGTTAGCTGCTGGTAACATGGATGAATTACTAGAAGCTGAACCATTTATTGCAAAATGGGGTAAAGAAAATTACGGTTGTAAAAAAGTAGAAATTATAGGCCGTAAAGGATGGATAAAAAAATTGAAAAATTATCAACACAAGGCAGTTTTATTGTCTAAGGAGATTAAAGATGAGTAAGGGTGGAACACGCACAGTTAACACTACGACTAATGTACCTGCATTTGCAGAGCCGTTTTTTAAACGTGGACTAGACGAAGCACTAAATGTATTTGAAACACCAACAGAGTTTTTTCCAGCATCAACTGTTGTTGCACAATCTCCTGAAACACAATTAGCATTATCAGCACAAAGAGAAAGAGCATTAGCTGGTTCTCCATTAACGCAACAAGCTCAAGATTATACCAGTTCAGTTTTATCTGGAGACTTTCTTGGTCCTAATCCTTTTTTTAATGCTGTTTTTGACCCTGCAGCCCGTGCTGTAGAAGATAGAGTATTAAGTCAAATGAGCAGAGCTGGTCGATTAGGTTCAGGTGCAGAAACAGATATTTTATCTCGTAACTTAGCAGACCTTGCAGGTAACATTGCTTTTAATCAATACGGAGCAGAAAGAGCAAGACAACAACAGGCAGCAGCCCAAGCACCTGCTATGGCTGATTTAGACTTTGCAGATTTATCAAGACTTGGTCAAGTTGGTGCAGCAAGAGAAGCACAACAAGCTGCAGAACTGCAAGATCAAATACGAAGGTTTGAGTTCCAACAACAAATACCATCACAAAAACTTGCAGATTATTTGTCTGCAATAAGGGGTGGTACATTTGGACAAACACGACAAGAAGTACCCAAAACACCAATAAGTGATTTAATCTTTGGTGGTCTTGGTGGAGCTAATCTTGGACAACGGTTATTCCCAGGTTCATCTATTGCACCAGTCTTAGGTGGACTTGCTGGTGGTTTAGGAGGGTTATTCTAATGGTACAATCATTTTATAGAAGATTGCGTATGCCTCCTGCCCCTTTAACAACACCTGCTAATCAATTTGCTAATCCAGGTGGGTTTGCGAGAACAAGTGCTTTTAGACCATCAACTCTGTTGCCTGTAGATCAAGCAGGTAACAAACAAATGTCATTGTTGCAAAAAGGTATGGATATGGCAAAAGGCCCACAAGGGCAAAGTTTGCTTGGAGCTTTAGCAACTCCGTTTGCAACTTCAGCATTAGCTGGAGCTTTAGGAAACACAATGAATCCTAATTTAAGAGGTTTAGCTGGTGCATTAAAAGGTGTCGCTGATATGGATACTGCACAGGCTACTATAGCAGGTCGTAGCGGTGATCCTTCTGCTGTTCGAGAATTTAAGTTTTACCAAAGTTTATCTCCAGACAAACAAACTGAATATATGAAATTAAAAAGAAAAGGTTATAAATTAACTGAAAATTATAATGAAGAAACAGGTAGACTTGAAACAATAATGCTAGGTCCAAACAACGAACGTGTAGTAGTTGCAACAAGAATGGAACCCACAGAACAAGCAAATATAGTAGGAGCAAAAAAAGGAGCAGAATTAAGCGTCAAAGAAACAACAGAACTTCGTGCTGATAAGCCTACTATTAAATCGGCTCTTAAAGATTTTTCAAGAGAAGTTTATTCAATACAAAGAACTATAGATGATGCTATTGTTTTAGTTAACAACCATCCAGATGCAGTATCACTATTAGGTACAATTACAAGAGCGATACCAGGCACAAAAGGCAATGAATTGTCTATAATGCTTAAAAAGATTTTTGCAAATGTTGCTTTTGGTAGATTGCAAAACATGAGAGCAAATTCTCCAACAGGTGGTGCTTTAGGTAACGTAAGTAATATCGAATTAGATTTGTTAAAGTCATCTGCAGCAGCTATTAGCCAAACTACTAAGCCAGAATTTTTTATCGAACAATTAGTTCGGTTACACCAGTTTTATACTGAAAATGTTAATAGTAGACATAGAAAATTTAAAGAAATTTATGATAGAATAGATCCGAACCAAGACAATACTGTAGGTGGTCCAGGTATATTGACTTTAACACAGACTTCTTATGTTGGACCAGACAACACTTCCAAAAAAGAAAGTAAGTCTGAAAATGAGAATGAAACAGGAGAAGGAAGTTACGTAGAATATGAACCTGGTAAATTTAAGTGGGTCCCCAAAAATGAGTAAAACTATAACATTTGATACCCCTATGGGGGAAAAAACTTTGCAAATAGAAGGCGAAAAGCCAAATGCAAGAGAATTAAAATTTATGAAAAGTTTTTGGGATAAAAACCAACAACCAACAGACAAACCAGGCATGGGGCAAAGGCTAGAAAATATTTTTAAAAACATAAAAGATACTGTAGCTCCTGATGGTAAGGTTGATTACGACTATTTAAACAAACTTAAAGATACTGTTTTTGACGCTATGGTTTTTGGTTATGGTGATGAACTTGAAGCCTTAGAACAATCTTTGTTACAAGGAAAAGATTATAAAACAGTATTAGCAGAACAACAAAAGGAAGAAGAAGATTTTGCCAAAAAATTTCCTAAATCCAATATAGCTGCTAGAATTACAGGTGCTGTACCAACTCTAGCAATACCAGGTTTGGGGTTAGGTAAACTAGCACAAGCTCCAGGTATCGCATCAAAAATAGCTGGTGGTGCAGGGCAAGGAGCACTTTATAGTGGGCTGTATGCTTCTGGTGATCCTAGAGAGGGAGAGACACGAACACAAGCAGCAGTACGAGCTGCACCTGTAGGGGCTGTTACAGGAGGAATAGCAAACCCTGTTGTTGGAAAAACAGTAGAAACTATTGGTAAAAACATTGGAAAAATTAGATTAAACAAACCTAAAACTGTAGAACAATTACAAAAAATTAAAACAGACCTATATAACAAAGCAGAAGCTATTAATGTGCGAATACCAAAATCAGAGATTGTAGCTGCTGGAAGAAATTTAAAAGAAATTTTTTCTTCACAAATATCTAAAGTTTCAAATCAAACAAAAACTAAAGTAGACAAAATATTTAAAGAAATAGATGACATTGCTTCTAATGATAGTATTAAATCTGCTGGTGTTGGTCAAATTAAAAGCATACAAGATGCAATTAAAGGTCTAGGAAAAACAACAGATGGTATGAAGTTAGTTAAACCTATGCGAGATAAGTTTGATAACATTATAGCAGGTGGTCCTGGACCTATCTTTAAAAACAGAAGAGAGTATGTTAAAATAAAAAAACAAGCTGATAATGCTTTTATAAAATTAAAAAAGAACGAAATTATTAGTGGTGCTGTTAATAAAGCAAATGAAGCAAAAGATTTTACAAGATCGTTAGAAACATCATTAAGAAATATTTTAACGGATCCAAAAAAAGCCGAAAGATTTACACCAGACGAACAGAGATTAATGCGAGATATAACTCAAGGTACAACAGGAAGTAACGCATTAAAATTATTAAGCCAATTTTCTTTAAGTAATACAATTAATAAATTAGGAGGTGTAAGTCTTCCTGCGGCTTTCGGTACAGGTGCAGGTATTTATGCTTTGGGTGGTTCTACTTTATTGCCAATCGCAGGAACAGTTGCAGGTATGACGGCTGGACAGTTAGCTAAAGCTGCACAAACCCCGTTGACACGTTCTCGTGTAGGTTTGTTAAGCAAAGTAGCTGGAGATACAGGCAAATTTGCACAACCAACACCAACTATAACATCTAAAGTTGTTCCAAGATTATTAGGAACACCTGAATCACAAGAACCCATACAAAATTTACTTAGAGGTTTTTAATTATGGCTAAAAATACAATATCACAATATTCAACTACTAATTCATCTAACACCGACATACAAAGTGTTGACATTAGTGAGGGTTGTTCTCCTGCTGGAATTAACAATGCTATAAGAGAAATAATGGTGGATCTTGCTGAGTTTCATGCAGGTACACAATCTATAGATATTTTAACCGTTGATACACGTATAGTTCCTGATGCTTCTGGAGGAGCAGATATAGGTACAGCTTCCGCAGAAATGGGAGACGTTTATATCGCTGATGATAAAAAAATTCAGTTAGGTTCAGACCAAGACGTTACTATTCAATATGATGAGACAACTAATGATAGTTTAGAAATAGCAGCTAACGTAGAAGGTGCTGCATTAGGTATTGTTTTAAAGGCAGACCAGGGTGATGACGCAGGAGATGAATGGAAGTTAAACATTGCAGATGGTGGAACACTTACATTAGGTAATGATATAGCAAGTGCTGGTAGTTATGTAACTCATCTAACTGTTACTCCTAATTCAACTGTTGCTAATTCGACTGTAGCCGTTGCAGGTAATATTACTTCTGGTGGTGATGTAACAATAGCAGACGATCTAACATTAGATTCCGATGGTGCAGTATTAAGTTTTGGTGATGACCAGGATGTAAAAGTTACCCATGTCCATAACGAAGGTTTGCAAATCAAACACACAGG